AAGGCCTTTGCCTGATCAAATATTTCAGCTTTAGAAAGGGATTTTGTCATTTAAAGGATCTTTTATTTTGCCTGCAAACCAAGTGTCACTTTTCTTGTAAAGATTTGCCCAGAGGACTTGCCCATCACCGAGGACAATTTTGCAATTGAAATCACAATGCCAATCCTCAGTTTTTTTATTATTTGTATTTATTGATACAGTAAAGTTATCTTCACCATACTTGATAAGTTTCTTTTCTTGTTCCATTTTATTTCCCTTCTATTTGTTTTTTTCTTTTATTGATATAATCAATTGCCCTAGGATCGCTTGGCTTTTGCTCCTGCCACATGGCCTTGAGTTTATCTAAGGTTCCGCATCTATCGGCCATCCATTTTATCTTCTCAAATTCAGTCTCAAATTCGAGAAGTTCTTTATTTTCGCCTGATCCCTTAGTTTTTGAGGAGACTTTAGGATCAGGTTTTGATGAGGTTCCTTTGGAGCCATCCCCATCTTTATTGTCCATTGCTGAATTACCATCATCATCATCATCGAATAGGTAATCAGAAAACTCTTTTTCATCATTTGTATCTACAGTCACAATGTCGAGCATGGTAGCACATATTAACCTTCTATAATATGTTATAGCTGATGATAGTGCCTGCGGATCATTCTTTGTTAGCAACATTGGTATTTTTGATATCTCCATTTCCTGTGTTGGTAAATGCACCAACTTACTTACAAAGATACATTGATTTTCTGTATACTCAAAGGTGTTCTGCATAATCAGGTCATAATTTACCGCATTATCAATTACCCTTTGTACAAATGCCAGACTTGCATATTCACTGTTATGGAAGGGGTTTTTAGATTCTTTAATAATGAACCTTTTAGCATCCCTGATCCATATTGCCTTAGCTTGGAACAATGATCTATTTTCATTGCTAACACTGTCCTGTACCTCAGCATTTAGCTTTGGTTTAGGTATTAAATTAGATGTACTATCTCCTAGTCTTTGCATATTTCTAACCTCTTTGATCCATTACGTTGTACTTTGATTTTAACACCATGTCCTGTGGCCTCACTAGCATTTGGTGGTACTAACTTTTTTATCTTATCAGAACTTTCCTTGAAAATCTTGTTTGCTCCTGCGGTTTGTATTATTTGCAGGGCAAAAGACCGCCACCTCTCATCCTTTTCCATATCAACTGGTACAAGGTCAGCCTGTGGCACAAAGTCAGTCGTAGTTGGTATTTCATCAGGCTCGAAACCTAAATCAACACAATTCATGAAGTATTTACCCAGTTCTATCAGTTCTTCCTGATATGCAGTGTCAATCTGCATTTCTTCCAATATAGGTTTGTCACCGCCCCTGATAAAGCTAAGTAGGCCATATTCAACTGGCTTATCCAGATATTCCTGCAATAGGTAGGCATTCCAGTGTAGCTGAGGTGCATAGTACCTGATCAACCTTGGAATAACGTCACCCCATGCCTCATCTTTTACAGGCCTGCCAAGTGTAAATTTGGCATCGATGACAGCTATTTTGTTTTTGTAATTTTCAATTACACCATCAAGAGTACACCGCATAAAAGGATTTTTGTTACCTTCAATGACTTGTTGCCTCATGTTAATTGTGGTTTGCAAATAATGCTCAGTCCATTCCAGATTAACTGTTTCAGTAATATGCCCCATAATCACAGGCCATATAAGTGTTAAATCATCTGGTTCTCTCTGGTCTGTTTTTTCAAGAAAAAGATTGTGAATTTTTTCTTTATTTCCAGAGGCAATGATATTTATTTCACTGCCACCTAGTTTCTTTTTTCTAGCAGATAGACTTTTTTTATCCATCCGCAACTTCTCAAAAAATGATATTGCCATGTTGTCTCCTCATTAAAATAATTTGGAGATTATACTACAAGGCATAAATTTGCAAATTGTTTTTCATTGACAGATAAATTTCAAAAATGCATTAATTATGCCTAAGATGAATATTTTGAATTGGTAAAATTAATGAAATTAAAGGCATACATGGTTTTGAAGGGCATTCGGCAGGTTGACCTAGCTGAGTTGTTGAAGGTAAATCAGTCATCAATAAACAAGTGGTTGTATAAAAAATCATTACCATCTGGCAAACATATGATTGAAATTTATAAATTAACTAAAGGCGAAGTAAACTTGAAGGATTGGATGTAATGGGTAAATTTTCCAGAGATAAAGGTTACAGGGTTGAGAATAATTTAAGAAAGCAAATACTCACTCATGAAAATATGGAATGCATCAGGGTTCCATTGAGTGGTGGAGCCAGTATAAAAGGTGATTTGATATTCAATAAAAAGGGTGGAGAAAAGTGGCAGGCTGAAGTAAAAGCTAGAGCAGATGGATTTAAAAATATTTATAAATGGCTAACTGATGTAGAGATATTGATACTCAAGGCCGATAATAAAAAGGCTCTGGCGGTGCTTGATCTGGATGATTTGCTGACATTGATTGAGGAACAAAAATAAATGAGCATGAATGCGATTGCATGGTGCATGAAACAGAAGATAAAAGACCAAACAGATTGGTCTATATTGATGCGAATATGTGATCATTATAACGATAGTTTAGGTTATGCTTATCCATCCCAGAATAGAATTGCAGATCAGATTCAATCATCAACTAAGACTGTACAAAGGCATATAAAAAATCTTGTTGAGCAGGGTTATTTACAGGTGGAAAGATCACCAAACAAGGTCAATAAATATGCTATTCCTGCATTAAAAATGGATGCGACAACTATGTCCTCACCAGATTTGGATGCGACACAGGTGTCCTACGAACATATATTAGATAATATAATATTATCAGATGATATTATCCCTTTAACTAATATATCTTCTAATAATATAGTTAAAGGCACTAAAATTAATTTTTTAACTTCGAATCAATGGTTATGGAAACATGGTCTGGAGTTTTTGAAAAACAATGCACCCAAGGTCAGAAATCATAGAACTGTTTTAGCCAGATTAATTAATGATGCATCAGTAAATAAAAATGATTACAGGGAAAGAGCCTGTGATGAATTACAAAAGGTTTTTCAGCATTGTATGAAAAATGACAAACATAATTTAATTGAATATCTAAATGCCTCTGTTAGAAATATAGCTGATAAGTTCAAGGAAGTTAAAAAACCTAGAGAGTTAAGTGATCAGGCATTAGCATTGATGGAAAGTAATTTTCAAAAGATATACAAGGCAACTTATGGAGTAGCAGGTTGGGGCGGTTTGGATTATCAGGAGATAAGGAAGGAATATGAAAAGGCTTTTAGGGAAGGTGTAATTGTTTTTAGTCATACGAAAAAGAAAGCTACAGCAAATCAGATACTAGAGTATTTTGGTGTCAAAAATTATTGAGCCAGAGGAATTATTTAAACAGGAAAAGGTTGTATGCAATGAATGCGGTTGTATTTACGAGAAACAAGTAAATATAACCAGAGAAAGAAGAACTATAGAATTTTGGTTTCAATGTGAAAATTGTGTGGGTTATCAGGGTATGTCAACTTTCAAAAGTATCAGATATTAATGAAAAAAAAGAAACAACAAACACCAAAGACTGAACGAGTTTTACCTACACCTGAGTTTCTGGATAAGTTTGATGTTGAAGAAAAGCAGACTGAAAGAGCAGGTGAACGCAGGATGTACGTCACCAATCAGCTATGGATTGATACCTATTACAAAAAAGGGATTATAGATTATTCACAACATTTGACTGCACAAAAACTACTTAGCCTTTTTAGAAGGGCAGGAAGGCATCAGAAGGTTACAATGACATTTACTAAGGAACAAATACAAAAAGGTGCTGAGAAAGGCTTAAATCTCGATGAGGGTGCTTTTAGTGACTACAATAAGCTACGTTCATTGATGGGTAGGAATTCGTTTAGTATTTGTCAGGATGTAGTTTGTTTTAATTTAAGTGCTAAGGAATGGGCAGAAAAAAACCGCAGAAACGTAAAAGCCTCTGCGGAATTGTTTAGGATAAGTCTGGATGACTTAGCTGATGCATTTAAGGAATTGAAGTTATAATCTTTTAGATCTTACTTCATCATTCCATTTAAGTCTTTTGTCCATGTGAAATTGTACTTCATCCATTTCCCTTACATGATTTTTTTTTCTTTTCTGTAAAAATTTAAGAACCTCGAAATTTGGATTAGGTTTATTTTTTTCAAGTTTAATTTTTGCATCGCAAGCATCTCGATTAAGTATGTGCCATTTACGAACAACTACTAAATCATCTACTGATAGAACTAAACTCATGTGAAGGCTACCAAGGCTGTATATGCATAAACAAATAGCAATGGTATGCATATTATATTGATTATTAAATGTAACATATCTACTCCTCTTAAATATTACTTACAGGCATATATTAGGTATAAAATAACAAAATGCAAATTATTTTATTGACATAGGGGGAATTTGAATGCAATGGTTTAAAAATAATGGAGAATTGCCCATTGGTTAAAATAATTCGTTGAGGACTGTTGTTGATCTCAGTATCTTCATTAGTGATCGAACCTATTTATTTTAATCAGGGTTCTTCATTTACTTTGTTAAATAATATTTAAATAAAAGGGTGTCTGGGTATAAGCAGATACCCTTTTTATTGGAACTGGAATGAAAGTAAGTAACTGGGATAATGGATTGACTGCTGAACAGCAGGCAGAAATGGATGCCAAATGGGAAGAGTTGTTGGCTCAGGTTAAAAAGATAGATCCTAAGTTATATAAAAAGATACAGGATGAAAGTCTGGAATATTTCCTGACTGATGATGAGCCTGTAGTTGTCAATGAGAATAATCAATATCAATTGAATCTGTAGGTAAGTAAATGCCAAGAATGAATAATGAAAAATGGAACGAGTTCTTAAAAAGAATTGGTGAAGGTAGGTCAGCTAGAGACATTTGCGGTAATGATAAGGATATGCCTTCGTGGAGAATAGTTTCAAATAAGCTTAATGAAGATAATGCATTTGCATTAAAGTATTCATTGGCTATGGAAAATAGAGGTCAGGTTATGGCCGATAAGATTATTGAATTGGTTGATAGGGTTGTAGATGGAAGTTTAGATCCTAATGCAGGAAGAGTTGCAATAGAAGGTTTGAAGTGGACTGCTGTTAAGTTAGCACCTAAGAAATATGGTGATGTGCATAAGATGGAAGTTAAGCACGAGACTAGCTATGTGGATGCGTTGAAAGAGATCAGTGGGATAGTAGATAGTACAACAAGTAACGCACTACGCACACACGAGGAAACAGAAAAAAACAAGACAATTCAATAGGTCGTTAGATTAGATACCTGACGATTATGCTTGTTAAGTAAT